CAGTAGTCGTCAACGTCGGAGCAGTACCACCAGCCCACTTAACATTCGTCGTAGCACTATTCACCTGAAAAGCACCCGTCCGTGACCCAGTACCATCCTGAGTCAAAATCAAAGTAAGCGCAGTACCAGCCTGCAAACCAGAATCCGCTGGCAAAGCAAACGTAGCGTTATTATCTAGCGTCCAAGTTTGAGTGTTGCCATTAGCTTCATCAATCGCAGGACTTGCACCAGTGTTACCACCGGCATACACCGTTTCGGAGTAGTCCTTGTGGATGACTGCTGACATAACCTGATCGCCGCCAACAATGGCACCAGAAAAAGTCGCACCAGCAAGAGTGGAACCAGTAATAGTTTTTGACCATGTAGTGGAAGGGTCAGTACCAGAACCACTTTTCTGCATTAATGCGTACTGGTCAGCGTCAGCAGCAGGCGAAGCAGTAATACCAAGTTTTGTTTCTAAAGCAATTAAAGCAGCAGAAGCAGCGCCATGTACTTGATCGTGTTCAAAACCTGTCGCATCCAAGTCAGTAGTAGACGTTGGTGTTACCTGCGTTGAGGTTGTATCAAGAGAGGTTGGGTAATTAGCTGTTGGCATTGAAATCTCCTACGGCTTTAAGTCGAGGGTAAAGATGCCAGCCGCATTCCATTGGATTTGGAATGTGCCTGACGTTGTGCTGAAATCTCCCCCGAAATCTATGTATGCAATTAAACGGTCGTTTGTCACCGTGTCATCGTAGATAACTCCGGCTCGTACATTCGACAACGTAGAACTGGTCCACGATACGTCATCTGCATCCCATTTAATTGTGCCTGTTCCATCGGAACTACTAGTCATTGTGACATTAGTAAGAGCTTCGCCACCGGCTGTATAACCAGTACCTGAAACTTCATCTGTTACATCTGATTTATTTGTGTGAGTTTCAAGATTAGGACTGTAACTCGCAGTTACTAACATGCACTTAAAAGTGTCATTGTCCATATCAAGAGCAAGGTCGTTTTTTAACGCTGCCTCGAATGTCTCTACATAAAGACCACTAGCCATTGGTGTTACTCGTTCCTTGGATCGGCTTTGGCCTAATAGTTACGTCACCGTTTGGTTTTTGCATTCTTTTTCTTCCTTGCGGCAGCAGCAGCCTTTTTACCTGCGGTGGTATAAGGATACTTTTTTCCGTTAACTTTAGGCATGATTTAAATAATAGCAGAGGAGCGTGGGGGACCGGGGAAAGGGGGAAAACCCGGCCCCCCACTTCTCTTAGGCGTTAACTAGGAGTTATCGCCAATGCTTGATGCTGCTTCTACACGTTGCAGACACGCTTCACGGAAGCGGCCATAACCAACCATGTGGTACCAGCCAATTGGGTTGAACCGACGCAGAGTGTCAGTTACAGGGCCAACAACAATGCTTGGATCAGGTCCAAATCCGGGGGCACGACTGAATGCTTTTGCAATTCCTTGTCGTCCACAGATAAGGGTCTGGTAAACATCGACGTTGCTAGCGCCACCATCAGCAATTAGCCCAGCACGAGGGTTCTCGATGTAGGTAATTCCGTTGAAGGTACCGATTGAACCTGCACGTACAGGCGCTCCGTCTTGTTGGATTTGGTACTGGATAACGTCAGTCACCGCTGTGTCTCCACGAAGGTCGTAAGAAACGTCAGGGTGGATGATGCCCATGTAGTTACCGTTTTCCCAGCCCGGAGCGTTACGGCCACGAAGCTGTGCAACAGCTTTCCGGCCTTCAGCAGCGGTGTAGTTATCGGTAGCAGTAATAGCGCCACGGCTTGTTTGACCGACATGCGTTACGTTTGAGCCGCCATTGGCGACATCCGAAACGATTTTGTCAAGCGAATCAGCCATGTTGTAACCAACAATGTTGGCTGCATCAGCGTCAACATTGAGGAACGATGTTCCACGCACCTTAGCGGTGGTGATGACAGCGTTACCGTACTCAGCGAGAGTTACGGTTACTGCACTGTCTGTCAACGCAACAGCAGTTACGTCAGTCGCTTCAGTAAGCGCTGAAGTTGCCTGCGACATATCAGCGTAGAACGTGAATTGAACGCCCGAACCATTATGGCTTTGGGCTGTTGACCTAACGTCAGCAAACATTTCAAACAAAGGCTGCGAACGCAAAGCAAAGTACGCAACCTGATCGAACGCCGTTTTTACCTGATCGTCAAGTGTGGAGGTGGTTGTATATGCCACTTGAAGTCCTTAGGGTGAGGACTCCAATAATTAAATGTTAGGCGGTTGCGCCCCAATGAACCCCTTGGCTTTCCATTAAAGCTCGTAACTGATCTTGGTCAGTTGTTGCTCTAATTTGGGCTTCAAGATTAGAAGGTGACACTGGATCTCCGCCTTCTCCAGCAGCTTGTATTCTTTGTTCAGCTACTAACATGTCGTTAGGAACTGGCTGGTTTGAAGGCTCTATATTTAAAAACCCAGCAGCTTCAGCTTCCATACGGATAGCGTCAACATCGAGTTCGCCTTCATAACCTTTCACAAAATACTTAGCTCGTGGATCAGTCAAATCAATTCCCGCAGAACGAAAAGTGTCTTGACGTTCGTAAGAAGCCAATTTTGCTTCAGCAGCTTCGGCTCTCGCTTCAGCCTCTGTTGCACGATTTTCTAACTTCCGACGAAAATTCGGCTCAGATTCAGATGTACTGGCAGCACCGCTTTCACCAAAATTAGTGGAGTCGGAATCTGTCATATGTCACTCACCTATCCTGTAACGCATCTTTGGCGGTGGAACCTCAGATGGAGGGGTTTGGTTAGCTCGCCCGTCTGGGGCCAACCAACAATGAGTATAGCAAACAATTAATACTAATTGTCAAGTCTTATGCGTCGGCTGCACCTAAACCGTAAGCACCTTGGCTACTAATAGCTATACCAGCGCTACGGTCAAAATCAGCTACACGACCTTGCAAGTTACGTTGGAATTGTTTCCGCCCCATAGCGTTACCAAACCTACCAGCAGCAAGTTGATCTGCTGTCATGCCTTGACTAGTTAATGTCGATTCAGTTAAACCACCTAAAGGCGACAACGTTTGAGCTACTTCTCGTGCTTGTATATCTAAATTAAACATTGCTTCAGATGCCTCTTGGCTAAGAGCAGAACCTACAACTTGTTGTGCTGTCCCAGCTAAAGTAGCTGCACCTAATTGACGCCTTCCTTCAACAATATTTTTTGTTCTTGCTGGATCAAGAAAAGCAGAAACAAGATCGCCAGATGTAAAGTTGTATCTAGATTCTAAAATAGCTTTAACTTCTGGGCTAGCTTCATTAGCGGCTTCTTCAGCAGTAGCTACACGAGAACGCCATTCAGATAAAGAAACATCACCAGCTATTAATGCTGTAATACCGTCTTCTTTAACGTTTTTACCTGCGCCTTGTAAAAAATCTGGGCTAATTCCTGCGGCGGCTGCTATTTGTGAATACCCACGGGTTAATTGTAAATATTCGTCTTCAGTTATTTCTGTAAACCCAGCATCACGACGTGCTTTCATCGCAGGAAACGCTTTGTCATAGATTGCGCGAACATTTGGATCTGTTCCGTAACGCATTTCTATAACAATTGCGTCACCGCTTAATCCTTGTTCTGCCATACCCATTGCCCAATCAGACAATCCCCCTAAACCAAACCGGTTTAAAAATCCTTTCATTACTGATTTAGCGCCTTCTATTCCTTGCGCTTTCATCCATGCTAAATATTCTTTATAAGCATCACTTTTGTCAGGGGCTTTTGGTTTTTGAGGTTGGTTAGGACCTGTTACTGGAACGCCAAACGGATTAGCGTATCCCGTGTCTCCAAATGCGCCTTTAGTATCTGTCCAGTAATCGTCTGCTCCAAAAGTGTCGGCGGTGTTTTCGGGTGCGTAATAACCACCGCCTTGTCCATATACCCGGTCAACATACTCAGGCATAAAGGTTTCGGTCCATTGACCTGTAGCCGCATCAAATCGTGTGCCTGTCGGATCAACATTTAAACGTGCTTGTTGACGTTCTTCTGCTGTACCTAATCTACGGGTTACACCAGCGTCATAATTTTCGACAGCCATTATGGCATCACTCCCATAGTTTCCCCAATAGTACCAATTAATCTGTATGCGTTATTAATAGCATTCGGAGTCATGTCGTACTCATCAGTAGAACGCAAAAACGTAGCAAAATTAGCGCCAGTTATATTGCCATCTTTAAGCATGTCAACTCCCATTGACATATGGGCACCATCCCATTCAGGAGAATAACCCATAACTGCTCTAAAAATACTGCTGTAGCTACCCAATATGTCCAAAGGCGTTCTGCCTGCTTCAATACGATCTGCAAACGCAGGGTATAAATCTGCTGACTGTGAAGCTAAACCAGCCTCTATATTTTCAAGAGTTGTTTCTCCACGCCAAAGCCGTCGGTTTTGTTCAGAAATAACATCAGGGTCAGGGTCAACTAAATACTGCCGGTATTTACTTTGTATATCTTGTCGGTTGGCATTTATTTCGCTAGCTAAAGCGACATCTGCACCAAACTCCATGTCTTCTCGATCTGACAATTCATCTCGAATAGCGTCATCAGACCAACCGGCAAGCCAAGCATCACGAGCAAACTCTAAAATTTCTGTTTCAGTTGCAACAATCCCTGCATCATCGAACAACTGTTCGACTCGTGTAATCGTGTCTTCTATTAAATCTAAACGGCGGCCAGTAAGCTCGTCGCCTTCTCCGGATTTAAACCAGTTGTTTTCTCTGTCGGCTCGACCTTGTGCACTCTTAGCGTAATGTTGTGTTTGTTCGTATAGCCCTTGAACCCAAGCGTCGTAACGTGGATCGCTAGGATCAAAATAGAAACTAGCGTCAACTAAATCCCCTAATTCTCGATCACGTTCAGCTTCTATAAGGTCAATAATGTTAAACGTTTGTCCAGCGAACTCAACTTCAGCGTCTGGGTTACCACGCAAAAACTCGTAGTCTTGCGTGTATTCAGGATTTATAACACGTTGTGGATCACCAATATTTTTTGGCTCGTCATCCAACAACCCTTGTTCTATAGCGGTTTCTTCCGCAGCAGAAACAGAATCAACCGGTGGGTTTGGGTAACCTTCCCGGTTGCGTTCTATCAAAATTTCATTAATGATTTGTCGTTGTCTAAACGGGTTACCTTTATTTGCGTCAAATTCATTTTCAAGTTGAATTTCACGTTCGCTAGGTCCAGTTGAAGAAAGTGTCGCTTCGCCTTCCCCTAATAAATCGCTAAACCGCTCATTAACAAATGTTGAATCTTCTTCCCACTTTCTTTCATGTGCCGTAGCACCTTTTTTACTAGCATCTCGATACGCTTTGCTATCTGGATGCACAGACCAAGGCTTAAAAGGCCTATCACTATTCCGCACGTTCGGCAGATCGGTCCACATAATGGCTAATGCGTCAAGGTTTCGTTTTATTAACTCTTTTTCAGTGACACCATCTTGTACAAGCCATTCGCCGTCACGTTTTTCTAACAAAAAATAATCTGCAAGGTCTTTGGTAGACGGCAAATCTTTTTCACCATCAAAAGCTCTACTAATAGGTATCCCTAATT